GTTGTTGTCTTCCATCCACATATCTGTTATCATATGTGAAACACGATCAAGGTTAATATTTAGGCCTTCAGGATGATCAACTTCACCGAGAACTGAGTAACCAGTCCCAATTTGATCATTGAGAGTTTTGACAGCCCTTCCAATCTCATTTACAGGGTAAACACGCTCATTTGCATTGCGTACTCCGCCTTGAATACAAATACCTTTTAGAAAAAGATCTTTGCCTCCATTTGAGTTTTCAGTTGACTCAACAACCATTTTCGCCTGGTCGAATGTCAAATTCTCGCTTAGTAGATTCATATCCGTCTACTCCTAATTATTTACTGCCAATAGTAGATTTTTTATTGTCAGCAGTTTCGCCTGCGCTTTTCTTTTCTGCGCCGTGGCCTTTTGGCTGTGCTTTCATGCTTTTTGCGGCTTTACCACCTGGTACGTTAATGTTTCCCATATTGTCCTCTTTAGCAGAGTTACCTTCTAGTCCACCTGTTGTACCTTTTGAGTCTGCTTCGCCACCTTTAACTAGGTTGCTTGCATCACCACCCATGTCGTTAGCACCTGCTACAGTTGACTTAGTGTTTGCACCGTTGTCGCCCATGTTTGCAGTTACTTTTTCGACATATTCACGCATTGTTTCAGTTTCAGACTTTTCTGCAACTTCTTCATCTTTCGATGCTTCGTCTACTTCTTCGTCTGTCGCTTCTTCTACGCCAAGGTCTAATGACTCTTCTTCTGAATCGTCATCATCTTCGTCATCAGCACCCATGTCACCCATGTCGCCTGCGTCTTCGTCGTCACCTTCGTCGTCGCCGCCGCCCATTTCGTCATTGAACTGTTGACGTAAGTCGTCTAATTCTTTTTCTAAGTCTACCATACGGTCTTCTAGGTCTTCGTCTCCTTCTGGAGCGTCATCACCATCGCCGTCACCCATTTCCAAATCGCCCATCATATCGTCTGCTGGGTCTGCTTCTGGCATTGGTTCAACTTCGAATTCGTTCATGTCAAAACCTTCTTTGGTTTCTTCATCGTCGCTTGACTCATCAACTTCTTCGTCAGTTGCTTCGTCTAAGTCTTCGTCTGCTGACTCTTTAGTGTCCTCATCTTTTGTGGACTCTTTAGTTTCTTCGTCTTTATCAGACTCTTCAACTTCTTTGTCAGTTTCCTCTAGATCGTTTTCTAGTAGGTTTTCATAAATTTCTCTTGATTTTTCAACTACAATCTCGTGGAATAATTCTTCTGCTCCAGCGCGATCTTCATTGACTAGTTTTTCGAGCATGTTCTCGAACTTGTTTAGATCTGCCATTGTTTTCTCCTGTTAAAATAAAATTACCTTACGGTAAGGCTGTCATTATTATTTACTATTTATTAAGAAAAGTACGTAGATATAGGCTCAAAACGAACCATTTTTACGGATTCAACGAAAAATTGAAAGATTTCGCTAAATCTTCCACTGTAATATGCGATATATTCGCAAAATTATCAAAAGGTTCCGGTATGAAACTCATTTCGTTTGTTACTACTCTTATATATCTCTTTTTTGAATTTTTCTGTAATACAGTAGTAGTTTGACGTAACCAATTGCCGTAATAAGTTGATGTATCGTGTTCTCGCTTGTAATTAGGCGTACCGCTATATAAGTTATTAACACGTTTATGTTCAGGACCTATGCCCTGATAGTCAAATCCTAAAATATAGATTGTATCATGTCCGTGGTCACTAGCAAGGTCTAATGCTGTAGGTCCGCTACTCCAGCCTTTACTAGGCTCAAAATAGTTAAGTCCATTATATTTTTCATAAGACTTATTATAATTTGTCCAAACTTGCCCTTCTTTATGATATCTATACTGTACAATTTCGTTGACCATTTTAGTATCTACAGCAATGAGATAGTCAGGTTTGAATTCTCTATAAACTGCATTACAGGCATAGATAGTTCCAAATTTTCTAAGAGGTTCTAAAGGAATTCGGCTTCGGCTTAATCCGTTACCTAATACAAAGGCTATACTCAATTATCATACTCCGCCGGCCTCTGCGTTTGCCGCTATGCCATACATTTGTCTTACAAAATGCAAGTCTTTAACTTGCTCTTCTTTATGTACCTCTGCGGCTAATCTTGCACGATTAATTTGGCGAAGTGTGAGTCTTGTTTTACGTGTTGAATCAAAGTCTACTGGAGATTGATCATCTGTAGCAGAATAACGCTTGTCTTCTACAGGCTCAAGTGTTTCTTTGTCAAAATAAAATAGTTCTCTAAGTATCATACTGTTATTTATACCGTTACGTCAGTTGCGCCTTCTTGAGGAACGCCTTCGCCACCGGTTGCTGTTTCTGGTGCATCAGTTGCACCTCCATCAATCGGTGCTTCACCGCCAGGAACTTCTTCTTCCATACCAGCCATGTCTGCATCAATGCCTGCACCGCTAACGCCTGCGCCTCTAAGTTCACCGCCTGCATCTGTTGGTGGTGGAGTAATATTTTCATCATTTTCTTCGCGCCATAGTCTTTCGTTTTCAGTAAGTTCTTCTTCACTTAGTCCTAAGTAACGCTTCATAGCAAAACGATTTGAAACATAAGGTATTGCACTCATTTGTGTAAATGTAGGAATACGTGCATTATCAATTTCACTTTGTCTATAAGCCGCAAAGTTTTGTGGTGGTTGGAATCTAATATCAAACATTGCTGTATCAATGTTTACGCCCTTCTCAAGCAAGTATCTTTTAAATTCTTGATTTAGATCTTCGATTAACAATCCTTGTAATCTTTCACAATATGTATTAAATCTTAATTCTTGAATGTATGCTGTTCCGACTCTTCCGTCATTGTATTGTGCGGCTGAATCGTCTGCTCCTGTTGGCAAATATGAACTAGGAATTCGTAAACCTCTAACAAGTTTGTTTGTAAAATAACGTAAGTCGTCAATTTCGCCTAGGTTAGTACCGCCTGGTAGTGTTTCAACTTTAGATCCACGCCCTTCTGCTGTTTGTGGGAAAAAGTAATCTTCATTGATTGACAACGGATTGTATGAACTGTCTATGACATTAGTGCCTCCGCCTGTTGACGATGGGATACGTCTTTGATGTATTTCCGTCTTAACTCTCTCTACAAACTGCATCGCTAAGTGCGATGGCATGTTACCCACATCAACGTAGAATACTCTGCGCTCTGGCGCACGTTGTACACGATAGATAATAATCGCATCTTCTAATAATTCTTTTTGTTTGTATACTTTAAATATTGTTTCTAATAAACTGTTACCAAATGGAAAGTTGTTATCTAGTCCTTCTGATAAACTTAGGTGTACAACATTTTCTGCATCAATAGCAACTTCGCCTTCACCTTCTTGGAATCTACTTCCGCTCTGTCTAGGTGCTTGGCCGACCATTCCTCTTACGCCACCAGTTAAGTATCCGTCACCGCCGCCTGTAACATTTCCATTAGTTTGGAAAGGTGTTGTTGCAACCATGTCTTTGAAATTTAAATTAAAATCTTTAATTACATACTGTTGTGGTTTTTTGCCTTCTGATTCATTAACAATAATTCTTGCTACGTTTGCTGAATCAACATGAAATAACTTTTTAGTTTCTGGATCTCTAATAAAGAATTGATCTCCATATTTAAATACATTACGCAAAATTCTAAACATGCGTGTATCAAACATTTGTATTTTATTCCACTGCTGTAGATATTGTTGTAAAATTGTTGTTTCTGATGTAGTTGCTTTTTTCTTAAAGTCTAATACAAAAGGTGTTTTGTTTTGTGAATTTTTTTGTGAGCAAAATTCTGCTAAGATGTCAAGTGCGGCATTTACCTCACTATCCAAATCCATAGTATTATATTGTCCGTAACGCTCAACTCTGTTAGGAGCGCCTACATAAACATCTGGCAAATACGAACTATAGTTTGTACGTGCTGGCCCTGCATTACCACTGCCTCCTCTACCACCACCTAGAGGACTGTAATTTCCTCCTGGATTATCTCCTGTTGGTACTGGTGTGAAATATTTTTTCCAACTCATTCTTTATCCTTAATATGCACTCTCTGGGTTTTTCTCCAGGATTTTTCCTAGCAATGTATTGTTAGTACGCATAAGTTGTTCTAATGTATTACTACTTATGCCACCACCGCCTAATCCGCCTTCAGATTTGAGTAAGTCAGAAACTGAATATCCGCTTTCTTTTCTCTTACTATTTGAGTCTGCAAGCACTACATTTAGTTTTTTCATAGCCTCAGCAAGTTCTTTTAATGCTTGAGCATAAGTTTTAACACCGTCTGCATCTAAACCATCTGTAAATGATTTTAAATTTGCAAGTCCACTACTTGCACCTGTTAAATTACTAATTGCATTTGCGTCAATTTTACTAAATTTGTTAATTCCTTCAACCATTTTATCAAATGGTGAACTAGCGCCAAAGAAACTTGCTATACTATCTAGTATACCACCTGCGGCTAGTCCTAACATAGCACTACCTAATGCACCTAGGGATTCAGCAACGTTTGCTAAATTGGCTGTATCTTTAACTTGGGACATTCTTTCAACGCCTGCCGCCATTTTTTCTACACCATCGCCTGCCGCACTAATTCCGTCACCTGCTAATCTTATTGCCGCGCCTGTACCTATTAATAATCCTGCTAATACACCTGCACCTAATATTACTGTTGGATTTGCAAAGCCCATTAATAATGATTGGAATCCTTTAATAGCAAGATAAACTACACCACCAACTGCAACTAGTCCTGCTAGTTTTTCTAATGCACTATCTAACCCAACAAATATACCGCCACCTGCTTTTTTCTCTTTGCCTCCTGCTCCATCTGCTGTTTCTTCTTCACCACCGCCGCCAAATATGCCACCTATTAACTTACCAATCATTCCGCCTAAACCAGAAAGACCAGTTGCTAACATATCTTTAACATATTGCATTAAGTTACCTGACTTAAATGCTTCTAGTAATTCTTTAAACTTAGTAGAAATACTATTTGTAAATTCCATAATACGAGCAGTACCATTTGGACTTGCTAACCAAGTAGTAAATGAGCCCATTAATTCTGAAATTTCTGTAAAGATTCCTGAACTAATTAATGCATCATAAATTTTATTTTTAGTTTCTTGTAATACACGTTCAAAATCTGCTGTTGCTTTTTCTCTTGATTCAAATGCTTCTAGTTGTTGTTTTTGTGCATCAGTTAAATTTTTACCTGCATTTTTCATTCCAATAATTTCAATAATAGCACTACCAACGCTACTACCCATTGCCGCTAGTGTTGAGTACTGTTCTTTTTGTGCATCACTTAGATTGTCTGCCATCTCAGCAGTTTTTCTAATCTCTGCCATAAACTGATCTTGAGTAACAGTACCGTTTTTCAAGCCTTCTGACATTGCCGCTAACTGCGGATTTAAACGCACTAAGTCTTGACCCATTTCACCTAAAGGTACTCCGCCTGTTGCAACCATTTCTGTAATTGCATCTTTAAGGTCCGGACTTGCTGATCCCATCATTGTCAACACACCGTTAAGATTTTCTTGAGCACCTTTTTCCATAGTGTTGAATATAAGTTTTAAACGTTTGTCAGCCATGTTTTCTTTCATCTCTGCCATGACTTGGTCTCGACGCTTACCTGTTACTCTAGCAAGTTTGTCAACTTCTAGTACTGTACTAGCAATACCTGCTTCTAATTCTCTGTTGCTCATCTTTTGGGCTCTACCCAAAGATGTTTGCATTTCTAAATAGTCTGCTGTATATTCAGCAGTTTCTTCCATTGTCATACCAAGTTTACTAAACTGTGGTCCCATGTTTTTCTGTATTTGTCCACTGATTTGTGCAAAGCGTTTTGCACCTTCACTTGCACCGCCTGCAAACAAAGCAAGTGATTCTGAATTCTGTGAAATTACGTTTTGGAATGTTTCTAAACTTAGTCCTGCTTGTGTAGCCGCAAGTTTTGCACCCATAATACTTGCACCAAAGTCTACACCAACTTGTGACATTTCTCTAAATGTTTGAATATTTTGATCAACGACACTTACTAGTAACTGTAATGCGCCTCCTACAAGTGGTCCTACAATAGGAATAGCAGATAATGCACCAGTAATATGTGAAGCAAAATCAGAAATTGATGTAGATCCACCTAAGAATTCGTGTGCTAATCCTTGGACCATTTGGCTTAATTGGCCAAATCCTCTGGCTAGCATACTGCTAGTTTCTTCTACTTGTTCTTCTAAATCTTCTAATGAATCGGTGGTTTTACCAGTGGCTTTTGCCATCTCCATTAGTTCTTCTTCTGAACTTTGAGCACCGCCCTTGCCGCCGCCTCCACCACCGCCGCCTTGTTTCTTCATAGCCGCGAGTATTTTTAGTAGAGTTGTTTCGGTAGCCGCATCAATTAGGGTAACATCATCGCCCCCTATGGTTCCTTTTACTGGTCCTGCCATATTACCTTAAATCCTATAAAGTACGCACATAAATACATACACTAATTACTAATGTATTTATACGGAGATAAACATGGCAGAGTTCAACCCAGAACAATTTAGACAAGAAGAAGGAAATAATATCAATCCTTTGATAGAAGCACAAAAGAAAACACTAAAAGAAGGTGGATCTAATCCACTTCAAAAACATTTTAGACAACCAAAAATTTACATATCATTACCAAGTGGTGGAATGTACTATCCTGAGAATAGTATTGATATGCCTGAGTCAGGAGAATTGCCAGTTATGGCTATGACAGCAAAAGACGAACTTGCATTAAAAACTCCGGATGCATTGTTGAGCGGTCAAGCAACAGTGGATTTAATTCAAAGTTGTATTCCTAATATTAAAAACGTTTGGGGCATGCCAAGTCTTGATATTGATGCATGTTTAATTGCTATTAGAATTGCGTCAAGTGGTGAACATATGACTATTACAGCAACAGCACCAAATACAAAAGAACCAGTAGATTATACTGTTGACTTAAGACAAATATTAGATAGGTATACAAATGCTAAGTTTAATGATACATTTGAATTTAATGGTTTAGTTTGTAAGATCCGTCCGTTAAATTACAAAGAATTTAGCCAAGTTTCAATGCAAACATTTGAAGAACAAAGAATCTTTGCACTTGTTAATAATGATAAAATTGATGAAGATGCAAAATTAAAACAATTCACTGAAACTTTTAATAAAATTAGAGATATAACTTTAGGAATGGTTATTAGTAGTGTTGTTTCAATTCAAATCGATGACACTGTTGTAACTGATAGAAATCATATTGTAGAGTTTTTAGAAAACACAGACAAATCTTTCTTTAAAGCCTTACAAGATCATATTGAAAAACAAAAGAAAGAGTTTGAAGTACCTCCTATGGAAGTACGTTCAAGTGAAGAACAAATTAAAGAAGGTGCTCCAGAAAAATTTGAAGTGCCAATTGTTTTTGACCAAGCACATTTTTTCGCCTAAGGATCGTCAGTTGGCCGACTGAACAGATCCTAGAAGAAGTTAAAAACTTAGAAGGCCAAAGCAAACAGTTTAGGTCTGAGATTTTTAAACTGATGTGGTACATGCGCGGTAGCATGACCATGGACGAAGCATTCCAACTTAGTTACGAAGATAGGAATTTAATTTCTGATCTTATCAAAGAAAATTTAGAAACTACAAAGAAAACACAACAGCCTTTTTTCTAAGCCGTTACACCTTTTGCATCAAGTGGTTCTGTGCCTTTAACTCCGGCTTGTGCCGCTTTTTGAGCACCTGCTGTTCCTGGCTCAACACCTTTAGATGCAACCTGCTGTTTAATAAGTTTTGCCATTGCTGGATCTTTCTTAGCCGCGGCAATAATTGGATCTAATTTAGGATTAGGTAAGCCTTGTGCCATTGAAGGAATAATACCAATTGGTTTATTAGTAGCAACATCTACCCATAATGCACCCATCCATTTATACTCTTTGCCATCTTTGGCTTTCATAGTATCACCTTTAGCAACTGCTTTTGATGCAGTGCCTGCTGGAGCCGCATCTGGTTCGTCTGGATAGTCTCCACCGGTTGCTTTTACTGGATCATCTGGAGTGCCTGTAGGATAACTTACTTTATCATCGCCTGCTGGTGCATCTCCGCCTGCTGGTGCATCTCCGCCTGCTGGTGCATCTCCGCCTGCTGGTGCTGGTGCATCTGTAGCACCTGCATCTGCTTTTGGCTCTGCTGTAGCATCTGCTTTTGGTTCTTCTTTGCTTGCTCCTGGCTTTAGGTCTACTTTTGCAGTTTGTCCGATAGTTGCAATTTGATCGTTACTTAATCCTGCATCTCCAAGTATATTCATAATGCTTGCTGAATCCATAGGTTCGCCTGCCGCTTTCCATGCTTTATTAAGTTTTTTTGCAGTTACTACACTGCCTAATTCTTTTGCGCCTGCTTTTACTTTGCCTGCCGCTCCTTTAACTGCACCTAATGCACCTTTTGCTAAGTTTCCTAAGCCACGCTTTGCTTTAGCACCCATTGTATTCGGATTGTCTAAAGGAAGTTCGCCTTGTGCAGGTTCTGCTTCTGCTAAAAATTGTTCAAAACGTTCCTCCATGTCAAGTGCTTCTGCTTTTGCTGGAGCACCGCCACCTTTAAGATCTAATTCGCCTTGCACTGGTTCAACTGGCTTACCGCCGACTTCCATTTTACCTTTGGCTTTTGCTGGATCATCAACTGTTTGCATACTACCTTGTGCAATAGCAGAAATTCCATCATTGACTGCTGTCATTGCTTGTAATGCTGTATCGTTGGCTTGTGCAACAGACTTAGCAATTTGATTTGTTACGTTCATGTTGTCTAAGAATTCTGCTTTGTCAAATGATTTTGTAAATGCCCAAAGTTTGTTAAACACTCTAATACCTTCTGAATCTTTGCCTGCGTTTACTAACCCACGCATCTTCTCAACCATTTCAACAAACTCTCCTGCTTGACCGTCAGGAACAACCATACTAACTAAATTTTGTTCGTGTTCATATCCCCAACCACTCAGAGTTTTAGTAAAGTCAACTTTTACTGTAGTCAATCCTTCTGCTTTATCAAATGGAACTGCTTCTGCTCTAATGCCTTCCATCCAATCGCCAATGCCTTCTAATGCCCAACCTGCAATAGCACCATAAGCGGCTGTCTTAACTGACTTGCCTACTGCACTTGAAAGATCTTCACCTTGTAATAATTCTTTTGTTGAACGGAAAATTAAACCTGCGGCCGCACCGCCTACTGGTCCACCGGCAAAAGCCGCAACTGCTGTTAAAATACCAACTGCTACACTTGCTTTACCAGGATTTTCTTTTGCCCAATCACTTACTTTTTGTATGCCTTGAACAATTTTACTGTCACCGTTTTTTGCAGTAATATCCTTTTTAAGTTGTGCAAACTTTGCATCTGCATTTTTAATTGGACCTGCATTTTTTGCCATTCTACCAAGTTCGTTGATCTTAGCATCAATTTCTTTTGCCATTTGAACAGGTAGTTTTGCAACAGCGGCCGCTCCAGCACCCGCTTTACCTAATAAGTTTCTATTGTCACCGTCTGCATTTGCTTGTGCTTCTGCACCTTTAAAAATTGCATCAATTTGATCTGCTGTTAGTTGTGCTTCTGCAAGTTTTGTATATTGTTCTAGCAAAGGCCATAATTCTTTTTCCCAACGACCAATATAAAGTCTTTGTGATTCTGTTAAGTCTTGCCAACCTTCATTAAGAATAGTTGCAGATTTTAAATTGTATGATGTTACTTCTTGCAGTTTCATTATATTGCTCCTGCCAATGCTTTTTTCTCAGTTGGCGTCAATTTGTCAATCATTGTTTGTATTTCTGGTGAAATACCACCTTTATTTTTTAACGGTGTTACTTTAGGATCTTTTGCAGTTGGTGTACCTGCTGGTTTGCTTGTGCTAGGACTTGCACTTGCTCCATCTTTTCCATCTTTTCCGTCTGCTCCTGCCGCACCCGGGGCTCCTGCTGGTCCTGGTGCTCCTGCACCACCTGCGCCACCTGCACCGCCACCAGTGCTTGGTTTAACATTTGGAGTTTTTACGCCTGCACCTTTAGCCATAGCACCTAACGCTCCTCCAACACCACCGCCACTAGCAGGTGCTCCTGCTGGGGCTTTAGTTGAAGCCGCCGCGTTTCCGCCTGTAAGTGCATTTGCACTTGCTTTCTTTAGTACTGCATCAATAGTTTTTTTACCTAATACACCATCAGGTAAATCTATTCCGCCTGCGTTTAACTTGTGTTGCTTCATGAATGCCGCTAAATCCTGTGCAGTCATGTTTTTATCGTTTTTACCGTTGATACCTTGCCATCTAGCAAGATCTTTATAAATTTCGTTTGCTTTAGAACCCATTTCAGCACTTCCGCCTAATCTAGCACTTACACCACCAGTTGTAACTTTACTAGCCATTTTTTTAGCGAAATTGCCTATTGAACTTGTGGGTTTCTCATCAATACGACTATCTTCTAAAATTATTTCGTGAATATTCATCTTAATTGTCCTTAAAGTAGTTACTTGTATTTAGTATATCTACTCCGTAGATATAAGTTTTCGCTTAACGCTCAAACTAAACACTTCGTTTTTTGTATGATAGAAGTAAATGAATATGAATTAAAGCAATATTACGAAGTAATATTGTAATTGCTTCATGTAGATTGTTTCAGTCAGACGGAACCTAATCGCTGGTTCCATCTAATCTTGACTTCATGTGAGTTCGCCACAGCCGAGACTTGGAAGTAGGTTATTTGTTTATACACTTAGTTCAATGGGCTCTGACCTTTCCCAACCTACGTCGACATCGCTTACGCTACCTCTCGCTTCGTTCCTATTGCTAAAGAGTTTTTATGAACTGTGTTGTGTT